TAGTTAGTTTCCCCCTAAGACACGTTGGGTTAGATTTCAAACGTGCTTTCTAAGGCCCCTAGGCGGCGATTCTAGGATTAGACGCCTACTAGGGCCTGATTGCCCTGGTCGCTTGTCTAGGGGCCTGCTAGAGACCCCTGAGACGGTGTGTGCTATACAGCCGACTGCCTCCATGCACACCAGACGATGGCCTGAGCCTGGGCAGGGGTCACCCCCAGGATGGACGCGGCTTCTCGGTAGGCTTTCGCAACGGCGGCGTACCGCCCAGGTGTCATTGATGCCCATACGGCATCCCCAGGCACTTGGTACGCGGCTACCGCGTGCCTGTCCACACACACCTCATCGGTGTGTCCACCTGTGGAGATGCAGGTGTAAAACGCTCTCACTTTTAACCCACCTAGGAACGAAAGTGGGTCACTAGTTGGGTTATCCAGAATACTGCAAACCTTGGTAAGGTTTGAAGTCGTCTGCCCATCAAGGGGCAGACCTAATGCGTGGCGGTCAAAACATCGGAGCGCGAGCTCCTTGTTCCGACCCCAGCTAAGCTGGGGGCTTAGAGCTGCTATACAGCCGATAATCGACTGTATAGAGTACGACGGGTATGTAGAGCCGGCGCGGTGTGCAAAATCTAAGGCAGCACCGTACCAAGACAGACCGCTATTGTAAAGGCGCGGCTCTACCAGGAGGGATTTTTGTGCAATGTAAACCAGGTGGCTCACATTCGAGCTGAATTTTTCCATTTTGATTAGGCCTTTATAAAGTGGCTGAAACTGAACTGAACTGAACTGAAACAATACTAGCAGAAAGTATTCTGCTTTGTCAAGTAGTAAAAATTTACTACAGAACAGCTATGGGAGGTCCCTACACGCGCTGAGGTTATTGAAAACCCTGGGCAACATGTTTCGTTGCTTGGCACCTGCCACGCGGCAGGGGCCCTCCCTAGATTAGATGCTCACTCCCATGGCGGCTAAAGCCGCCTGGCCGTGAGCAGTGGCCGCCCAACCCCAGAATCGGGGTTGGTTCAATATAAACTCGATGTTGCGCTCTACATTCTCCCACCCCGTGTTGGGGCAGGGCATGGTGAGCCTATCTTCTGACCGCCACCAGGACACAAAAGCCTGGCTGTCTCTATAGCTCAACCCAATTGAGCTTAGTTTAATAGCCTTAGGTTTAGCTATGGTCTTGGTCACCGGCTCAGGGGCCTGGACCTCCACCGGCAGGGGCTCGGCCACCGGCTCATAGGATACTGCGGTATCGAATGCGTACGCTGAAGAGAAGTCAAACGCACACTCGGCTTCCACGCGCGCTTGACGTTGGTGGCGCGTGAGTGGAGTGGTGGCGGGTACACGTGCCCCGTGTTCAGCCTGCCATAGGCGCTTGCGCAACGTGTTTGCGCTTGCCGTGTGCGGAATGCCAAGAGCGCGGCAGGCACGTTGCAACCGCTTATACGTAAGCGGTTGCTCTTGGGTGAGCAGCACGCCACCTACTCGGCGTGCGTAGACGAAGGTGTTGTTTTTCACTGACGCGTCCTTAGTGAACGCGCGACTCGACGTTGTGTACTGTGCTTTTTTCATGATTAGTGCCCCTCCTTAAGGGCTTTGCTTTTCTCTGACACTATCAATATAACACCCTCACCCCGTTTAGTCAAGGTACTAATGTACCACTCTGAGAAACTTAGAGTAGTACATACGCTGCGATATAGCGACATAACTATAAAACGGTATAGTCATAAGCGTTTATGCTTATAGGCGTATATAACTATAGGGTAATCAATAGGGGGGGTATAGGCGCGTGATGCTATGTATCAAGACACTCAAAAAATTTACGTCCTAAAAAGTGGTGCGCTTTCTCTATAGCGACACAACCTGTATATGTCGTTGCCAAAAGCAATGTTGCGCTTATAAGCGCTTATAAGCGCCTATAAGTACTTATAGGCGCTTATTAAAAAAAAAGTAGTAGTAGGATACAGTATATATACGCTTCTTAATATAGGCGTATATAATATATACGCTTCTTAGTTATACGCTTCTTAGTTAGTAGGAGAAGAAGATAGTAATTATACGCTTCTTAATTATACGCTTCTTAATTATACGCTTCTTAATCGCTACGCTCTTAAGATAGCACCTTGTTCTACATATTCGTGTTGCCTTGCTGGCTAAATTGTAAATGTCCAACTCAATGTCAATGTCGCGTTAAGCCTATGGAAGCTTCCATACTAGACCAACTGCGCGTTCTATCGCCGGATGAACGCGTTCAATTTTACCAAAAGCTCAAGCTGTCCCCAAAAGAGCGAATTGCCTATGAAGTCGCTCTCTTGAGGAAATTGAGAAAGGACCTTTAAGACATTATCTGAGCCAAGGCTTCTTCTGGGCCAGTTTGAGATGTCGCCCCAGCTACAGCGTTAACCATTGGCATCCCCCCACTCTCATAAGCCTTCTGCTGCATCATAGCAGCCTCGTCAACGGGTGCCGTGGGCATAGGGGGTACATTACCACCTTGAGAAGGTAACGTTGGTTGTAGAGCATCCTGAGCGGGCTGAGAAGATGCCTCGTTTTTTTCCATGAGAAACTTGTCAATGTCCTCCTGGAAACCAAAACGTCTAGCAGTCATACGCAGCAGTTCATTCCAGTCGATGCTCTCTGCCCATTGAGGAACCTGAGAAACCAAGCTGATAAATTCAACCACCTGTTGAAGTTGTCGCTCTTTATTGGCGATGTATTCAGCACCAACGGGCATAATCTCGTAGTCGTACATCAGCTCGCGCGGGCCGAAGTGAGCATAAATCTGCTCACCGCGCTGGCCCTGGTAGCGAATCACGTCGTCGTATGTCACGTACTGACGACACAACATGATGGTTTTAATCAGCAGCATGTGGAGCTGCGTGTTTTCGATGTGGCCATGGATAGAGCTTAGTCGGTTGCCACCGGCATCTCGCACTGCCTGAATTTCTTGGGCAGTAACGCGCTCTCCTTTGCGGCCCTGTTGAGTGCCAATGTAGGCCCCGACGCCTACGGTCTTGTCGATGTTCGTCTCCAGAAGGTTAGTCTCCTGGTAAGAGATGTAGACGCCTTCCCCCTGGCGCTGGAGGGGAAACACATTGCCCGGGGAAGCCATGGGAATTACCTTACCAGGTTCGGTTGTCATGTCTGAGGGGTCAGTGACGCCATCGGGAATGTACCCCCACATAGTATCGACAATTAGCTCCAGGTTGTCTAGGCGCTGGTTGGAGAGTACGTTAAGTTGGTGAATCATCCCCAGCACTGGCTCCAGAGGAGAGAGGCCGTAGGGACGCCCGGGGACGGGAATGGAGGTGCCAATAATAAAGGGCCTCCCGCCCCAATAGGGGTTAGGTTCAATCCGGGCGAGGGAGTTGCCAACGACGGTAATAACGACATCGTGGTAGGTAACATTTTCCACGGTAATGTCGCCCCAAAACTCTAGCACGTCCACCAGTTCCTTGGGGTCGTACTCCATTCCGAGAAAGCGGCTCACTCTCTCAGAGTTTGCCTTAGTCTTCCCCTGAGCAGAGGAGTTAGCAATCACATTCACGGGGTTCAGCTTGTCGTACTCCTTGCTTCCCACCTTTTGCATAATAGTCGCCTTTTCCTGGCGCATTACCCGAATAAAATTGGCCCGGTTAATGTCGCGGGCTGAGGGGTCCAAGAAGCAATCGAAGCTGTCCAGCACCTCAAAACTGATGTTGTCGTACTCGGGAACTTCTTCCTCCATTTCGGGGTAGGTTGATAATCCATCTTCATCCTTTTTTTCAACTCGACGTTTGCGAGTCACCAGGCGGGTTTCCCAAGGGAGAGCAATAACGCTAAAGCCGGTAATAAGGAGTTGGCGAATGTAGGTCTCCCAATAAGAGGTAAACTGCGCCTCTCGCAGTTTTTTCATTACGAACTTTTTGGTCGCCTTGGCAACGTCTATTAGCTCAGGGTCCTCCGCTGGCACGACATCGAACCAATCGCTACTGGGAAAGAACGCCGTTTGCAAATAGGCGTTAATCGTTTCGACAATTTCGTACCCCTTGCCGCTAGCAATGCGGTGCCGCCAATCGTCGTTAACGTCACCAATTAGTCGGGCTACTCGGCTCCTGAGAAACTCCTCGGCTTCCGGAGTGCCAAAGTATGTGGCCCAGCATTCTAGCCAAGTTGTCTCCCGGCTCGCCCGGGCATTGCGGTAAGTATCGTAGTGCTGCAACACGGCAGCCGCGAGAAAATCTGTCGCGGGTTCCGTGGTCTTACTGTGAATGTTTCCTAGCGAGACCTTGCCGGAGACAGCGGTTGTGTTAAATTTGTTACTGCTCATCTTGTTCCACCATATTTGTTATTTACCGTTGCACTTACTCTTGTCTTTCGTCTACGACGCTCGCTGGCGCTTCTGACTGGGTGCGACAATTCAGCCAAGGTTGCAATAGCATCTACGATGTCATCTCGGACATCCTGGCTGGGAAAATAGAGAAACTCTTCTTTCACTTCTTTGCTCTGAGAATACCGCTGCCCTAGGTAAAGCTTTTCTTCATTTAAGAGCGGCTCAAGGTAACCAAGAACCCGCTCTTTTTTGTCGCCTTTGGGTTTGTGGTCTACAACGGCAATCTGTTTTCCAAGTGCAAGATAGCCTTCAACAACGCTGTATCTGAGGTTTGCAAACCCAGCGACCGTTTCGATATGCACCATCGACAGCCGCCAGTAGTCGGTCAGCTCAGCGAGGTGTTTCACAAGCTCCGAGGGCGTCCAGTGGCCAAACCGAATTTCAAAAACCAGCAGCTCCCGATTGGGGCCTTTTCCGCCGACAACCACTGCTGTCCAGTCGGCAGTGATGGACGTACTCGCAGCGGGGTCTACGACAACAATAGGCTTAATTTCTACTGGGTGTTGGTAGTCTGGTAGGTTTACCTTTAAGACGCCGCTAGGGGCCATTTGAATTGCGTTAGGTTGGATAAACCTCATTGACGACCATCCAAGCTTGCCATCGTCTTCAACCAAATGACTGTTTAGGTATTGGGAAGCAAAGCGCTTAGTTGGCAAGCGGCGGCGAAGTTTCTTTTCCATTTGCTCATCGAAGCCTTCTGGCCAAAGGTAGCCGTCAATGGCGTCTACACCGTTGGCGTAAATGTTTCTGAAAAACGTGTGAAGAGGGTCATCCGCCTGCGTTGCGATAAACTCGTACAGCTCCTCATCATCATCTATGTCTTCCCCGAGCAGGGAGGAGTAGTAATCCCATGCGTAATAACGAGTACCCAGAATGACAATCTCATCCCCCCGGTCCGTGGTTTCATCGTAGGGATTCAGCACCGATTCAATATCGTAAGTCCAGCTTTTAATTTTGTTGGCCTTGACGAGGGAATCGCTATTGTCAAACGTCACCAAGTCGTCAAAGATAACCAGGTCGTAGTGTTCACCCGTGTTGGGCGACCCCACACTGGCCGCCGTAAGGGTAGGCTCTTTGTAAATCTCAGTGCGGTTTACCTGGATTTTGTCGGCCCGCCATACCACCTTCTGGTCCACGGCCTCCGTGTAGCCCTCATCGTAATCATCCTCAAACTCGTTGTAGCGATTCTTTTTTGACTTGGCCCGAGCCTGGCCAGTGCGGTCTAGAGAGGGAATAAGAGGGCCATCAAAGTGAGGGCGACTATCCCATACATGCTCTCTTAAATCTTTGTGTTCAAAATACTGCTTAATTTCCCGCACAAAGGCGCTTGCCAGGTTGTCCTTATTGGCGGTCCCGACCATGATGCGTATGTTGGGGTCTTTGTATATCCTCCACATAACGTAGAGGGTAGAGGCAAAGGTGCTCTTTAGATGGCCTCTTGGCATGAGAATTAGGCGTCTTTCTCTGGTACTAACCAAAAAATCAGCCAGCTCTTTGTGGACCGACCCAAAACTTTCTGGGCCGCCGTAGAAATTGAGCAGCTCTAAAAACGCCCACAGGTCGGTAAGGGCTTTAGTCTTTAGTCGTTGGAACTCTAGTTTGCTTAATCGTTCCCAAGGAGGTTTAGTCGTATTGCGGGCTCTACGTTTCATAGCCGCCTCGCTATGGCCATCCCAGTCTGTCTACGCCTTATTTCCTGTGCCCGCTGCTGCGCACTGCTTCTTGCCGACTCCGTTTGTTCTAAAGCAAACAAGCTTTGCTGGCTCTCCTGGGCCTGAATAGTCTGCTGCTGAGCCCGTTGTTGGGCAATAGCCTCTATGTTCCTTTGCTCAGTAAGAATTTGCGAGTAAAAACTCTGCTGCTGCGCAAAAAAATTTTGCTGGTCGCCCCTCTGCGCCTGCATAATTCCAATTCGCTCTCTTTCCAAAGCCGCCAGAGCTTCAAACTGTTGAGCAGTTTGCTGCGTTTGTTGTTGGAGTAATTGCTCTTGTCTGGCTGAAGCTTCTTGCTGCGCGCGCATTTGCTGTTCCATCATTCGAGCAGATTCTTGCTGCGCGCGCATTTGCTGTTCCATTATCGCAGTCTGCTGCGTCTGCTGCTTCATAGCAGCTTCCTGGCGTGCAACCTCCTCTGGACTCGGCTGCGGTGTGTTTTGTCCTCCCCCTATAAATCCCATAGTGGCACCTACTTTTTACGGCGGTTCCGTACTTTCTTGACTAGCTCAAAGGTTTCTGCTTCGGGATTTTCAGTTTGGGCTTCTTCCACCACTTCTAAAGCGGCTTCAAGTAAATCTTTTTGGTTGACTCTCTCAGCTTCATCAAGGGAGTTGACAATGTGCCGCTTACTCGCCTCTGACTTTTTTTCGTTTGCTTTATGAAGGCGGGCTAGAGTGGCAGCGGTATTTTCGATAATTCCCGCACTTCTGGCAATAAGAGCCGCACCAGTGGCGTCTAACACGTCAGTTCTGGGGGTGTCTCCCAAACTAGGAATCTGGGTGATTAAATTCTTAACTATATCTTCTTCCACTGTGACGCCTTTTTCTTAACGGCTAAAAGTTAGCGCCGCTAACCACTTGGCAATTCCAAGGAGGTGTCTCTATGGCTCTAAACGTGATATACGACCTTGCCTCCAACGTGGGTGGCGATTTACGAAATCCTGGTTATGGCATTATTTGTGCCATTGTTCACCCGGACAAACTTGTCGCTGCTGACGATGTAGTTACTATCACGGCTGTTCAGCAATTTGACATTCAAGAAAGTGACGTTAATAACGCCGCTTTGTTAGTCAAAGGCCCAAACGCTGGTGTAGACTTTCGCCAAACAGCTATTCAAGAGGCCGTGTAATAAGACAGGTTTAAGACCCGGGGGTGTTTTCACCCCTACTTTTTAATTCTAGTTGTTGTTATGCCAAATTCAAACGAACCTACGAGAACTTACAACAATATTCCTCCCTTAACTGCCGCAGAACTGGCAGGGATTATTGCTCGGGTTGAAGAAGGAGAAAGCCTTTTAGGGGGCATAACTTTGCCGTTACCAATCCCAGACGGAGGCACCGGGGCGACTACTGCCCCTACTGCCAGAACTAATTTAGGATTAGGCACCATTGCTACTCAGGCAGCAAACAGCGTCGCTATTACTGGCGGTTCTATTGCGGGAATTACTGACCTAGCCGTAGCGGACGGGGGCACCGGCACCAG